CCAGAAGAATTTTTAATTGATAAGGATGCGGTTAAACTAGAGGATGCTTTATATGTGGCTCACAGGGTTCAATTAAGCAGAACTGAATTAATTGAAATGGGCTATGATAAAGAGGAGGTTTATAATTTACCGACCTCTGATGCAACGATTATCAATATGGAAAAATTAGCAAGATTTAGAAATATTGAAGACTATCCTTATGATAACTCCAACGATCCTTCCACACAAAAAATTCAAATTTATGAAAATTATATTCGTTATGATTATGATGGCGATGGCATTGCCGAATTAAGAAAGATCGTTTCAGTAGGATCGTCTGCTTTTTATATTTTAGAAAATATGCCATGCGATCAAATTCCTTTTGTTTCCGTTACACCGATCCCAATGCCGCACAGATTTTATGGAAGGTCTGTGGCTGAATTGGTAGAAGACATCCAGTTAATGAAATCCACAGTGATGAGACAACTGTTGGATAATATGTATCTAACCAACAACAACAGGGTGGCGATCATGGATGGTATGGTGAACATGGATGATATTCTTACGACTAGACCTGGGGGAATTGTTAGAACCAAACAACCACCGAACCAAGTCATGCAGCCGATACAGGCTCAACCTATTTCACAACAGGCTTTTCCTTTATTGGAATATCTGGATCAAGTCAGGGAAGTACGAACTGGCGTTACCAAATATAATCAAGGATTAGATTCTGAAAGTTTAAATAAAACGGCAACAGGCATTAATGCTATTCTTAATCAAACGCAAATGCGTTCTGAATTAATTGTTAGAATTTTTGCCGAAACTGGTGTGAAGGATTTATTTAGAAAGATGTTTGCCCTTTCGGTTAAATATCAGGATAAAGAAAAAATTATTCAACTTAATAATGAATATATTGCGGTATTGCCGACAGAATGGAAAGACCGTTTTAATATTTCCATTACCGTAGGATTAGGTACAGGCACAAAAGAACAACAGGTAGTGATGTTGAATAATATTTTACAAAAACAATTACAGGCTTTTGAACTCCAAGGGCATAGAGACTATCCTATGGTAACGATGAAAAATATATATAATACCTTGGCGAAAGTGGTCGAAAATGCTGGATTACAAACAGTGGAAAGTTATTTTGTTGATCCTGTTAAGGGACAACAGATGGTAACACCCCCTCCACCTCCTCCTGTTTCTCCTATAGAAAAAATTGAAATGGCTAGAATTGATGCGGAAAATAAGAGAAAACTTGCTGATTTGGACTTGCGAAGTAAGGAAGCAGAATTAGATCATCAAGCCCAACTGTTAGACTTTGAAGCAAAAATTAAAGACATGGCTTTAAAATACAATACTCAATTAGATACCGCCAAATTAAAAGCCGATGCCGAATTAGATAGAGTTATTATTGCTCAAGGATCAAAAAACCTTGAACAAGCAGAAAAAAGTGCTAGTATGTTCAATAAGCGTTTTGAAAATATAAATGGACAGCAGAGACCAAGACAAGCGACTCAAGGAGTTGAGCAGATCATCTCAAGCCAAACAAATATTGGAGAATAAACTTTTTCAAGATTCGTTTGAGATACTTAAAAAAATTTATTCTGAGGCTTTGCTAGATCGAACTGCGGTTAGAGAAAGCGAAGCTAGGGAAAAATATTGGTTAGCCTATCAAGTTTTAAAAAAGGTAGAGCAACATTTTAAAGAAATTCTTGAAACTGGAAAGTTGGCAGAAAAACAAATCGAAGACTTCCAGAAATCCAAAGAAAAGAAATTCTAATCATCAAGGTTAGAATAAGCCAACCCTCAATAGGGAGCTTAAACACAGGAGGGCATTTATGTCTGACGTAAATCCATTACTGTCTCCAAAGACAGTGCAAGGTGCTGCCAATGCAGTTGAGACATTGTTAGATCAGGGTAAAATTAATTTACCGACAACTACACAAACTCAAAAAGCAAAAGCAGACAAGGTTGTTCAAAAGAAAAAAACAGAGGAAGCCAAACCTACCCAGGAAGCTACCGAAACAAAAACTGAAGAACAGCCACAATCCGAAACTCAATCTGAAAAAGAAATTCAGAAAGTTGAAGATCAAGTAAAAGCATCCGAAGCGGAAAACGCTGAAGAAACTCAAGATACCAGTCTTTACCAGGTAACAGTGAATGGTGAAAAGATTGACGTAAACCTTGATGAACTAAAAGCAGGTTATCAAAAAGATGCCGATTATAGACGCAAGACAGAAGAATTAGCTATCGAAAGAAGGCAATTAACTTCTGACAAAGATCGTCTTACAAAAGACTATTCAACTAAATTAGAAAATTTGAATAATCTAACAGCGACTTTAAACGCTGAAGCAAGTAGCGAACTTAATTCAAAAGAATTAGACAAGCTATTTGAGGAAGACCCAAATGAAGCTGCTAAAATTGAGAGAAAAATAAGGCGAAAAAAAGAAACAATCGCACAAGCTCAAAGAAAGCTAAGAACTCAACAACAAGAGCAGTTTCAAAGTGTTTTAAGGGAAGAACAAATGAAGGTGAGATTAAAACATCCTGATTTTGGTGATCCCATTAAGGGAGCTACCTTACAAACAAACTTACGAAACTACATGGTGGAAAGAGGTTTCTCAGATAAAGAAATTGCTGGAATCTATGACAGTCGTATATTTGATGTGGTTTTAGATGGGATGACCCATCGTAACAATATAAATAGGCCGAAACCAAATTTGGCTAAAAAAATTGTTAAACCTACTCAAGTGGTCAAGCCAGGCGTTAAAGTTAATAAAGATGAAAAAATGAGTAAAATAAGGTTGGATAAAATTAGTCGTCTGAGAAAAACTGGTAATCCTAAAGATGCCGTTGATCTTTTGACGAAATATATGTAACAACCAACTAAGGAGAAAACAAATGGCTGTATTATTATCTTATGATACAACAGGCATAAGAGAGGACTTGGCGGATATTATTTATAATATTTCACCAGCAGATACTCCCTTTATGTCGGGCGTTGGTAAGAACAAAGCGACTAACACTACACACTCATGGCAAACAGATACTCTAACTGCTGTGGCTGCTAATGCGAAAGCCGAAGGAGCTTCGATTTCATATCCTACGCTTACTTCATCTACCAAAGTCAGTAACTATACTCAAATTTCTTCAAAGGCTTGTCAAGTGTCTGGAACAGATGACGCTGTGAATTTAGCTGGAAGAAATACAGAGTTAGCATACCAGGTGGCAAAATCCGCAAAAGAACTAAAAAGAGATATGGAAAATGCTCTTTTAGCTAATGTGGCGGCTGCGGCTGGAACTTCAGGTTCACCAACAAGATATTTAGGAGGATTACCAACTTGGTATTCAACTAACGTCTCTGCTGGAACTGGTGGTTCTGGATCTGGGGGTGGTGCTATTAGAACCGATGGAACTCAAAGGGCGTTCACAGAAACTTTACTGCGTTCAGCTTTGAAGACTACTTGGGACAGTGGCGGAAACCCTAATGTAATCATGCTTAATGGTTTCAATAAACAAAAACTATCCTTCTTTACAGGTGGAGCAACTAGATTCGACAAAGCAGAAGATAGAAGATTAATGACTTCTATTGATGTTTACGAATCTGACTTCGGAACAATGCAAGTTATTCCGAATCGTTGGATTAGAAAAGCTAATTCAACTTCCGCTAAAAGAGGACAAGATGTTCACTTACTAGAAATGGATTTCTGGGCAGTGTCGTTCTTGAGAGATTTCAAACTCCAAAATCCTGCTCAGACTGCTGATGCAACACAAAGATTTTTGGTAGCTGAATATACTCTTGAAGCGAAGAATGAACTATCAAGCGGATTGGTTACAGACGTAACTACTTCGTAACACTTAACAGTGTGAGGGGGGTAATCTAAAAAATCTGCTCCCCTTGCATTTATATTAACATTGAAGTCCTGAGATTAGATTAAGGGCGGAACAATGAGGATAAAAACATGAGAACACTTAATGACTATTTTATAACTGCAAAGATTGCAGACATCAGCACAGCATCTTCAACATTTGTTGGAATACCTGATGGTGGTAGAGTCATCAAAATCATAACGGCACTTCAAGGAACGATTGCTACAGCAAATGGAGCAATTACTTTTGAAATTGGCGGAACAGCTATGACCGATTCAGCAATTACGGTTGCTTATTCTGGTTCTGCTGCTGGAGATGTAGATACATCCGAACCAACTGCGGCAAACACAGTTTCGGAAGATGGAACTATTGAAATGATTACCGATGGTGCTTCAACCAATGCAATCGTACTTTATGTAACATTTGTTATTAGAAGATAGTATTTGTTATTTAAAAATAGTATAAACAATATTGGGGGTGGCTCTGACCTAGCGGTTTTTCTACCCCCTTTAAATTAAACAGGAGAAAAAAATAAATGGCTTATAATTACGGATTATACGCAGGAACAACACATAAAGTAACTTCTTCAGGTTCTAGTGCGGCTTCAAGCACAGCTTTTGATGACGCTACAATTTTTGTAAGAGTGGTTGCAAGTGCCGCAGGGCATATTGTATTTGCTTCTTCGCCTACCGCAACAAATAGTGATATTTATTTACCAGCAGGGCAAATAGAAGTATTTAAAGTTGCACCTGGTGATAAAGTGGCTTTTATTGGTTCTGGAGATTTGTACGCTACTGAAATGTCTTAATGGCTAAACCTAGAGCTTATGGTTATGTTCATGTAAAGCACACTAGGAAGAAGCGGCCAGGTCGTCATACAAAGTCGTATTCCAAGAGAATACCAAAGAAAAAAAAATATAGAGGTCAAGGTAGATGAAACAAGAAACACAAGTAGACGGTTTAAACAAAACTACTTTCATTAAAGATGAAATGGAAAAGAAAATTGCCGTTAAAGAAGAACAAAATATTAATCCCCACCTTAAACACAATAAAGAACTTTATAATCATAACGATGGCTATTCCAAAAGTAGAGCTTGGAAAAGGGTAGCTTCCGTTCCTACTTTGGCGTTGCAAATTTGGGCGAAGGAAGAAACAGGTGATAATAATTGGTTTCGTTTACCTAAAGAAACTCAAAACAAAATTTTAAAAAAGAAATTAAATAGCAACGAATATCAATACTTTAAAACTGCACCAGGAAATATATAATGGCTAAAAAGAATTGGATTCAAAAAGCAATTAAAAAGCCTGGAGCTTTAAGGAAATCTTTAAAGATTAAAAAAGGACAAAAGATTCCCCTAAAGAAACTAAAGGCAGCCTCTAAGAAAGGTGGCAAGTTAGGAAAAAGGGCTAGACTGGCCTTAACACTAAGAAGATTAAGAAGGAGCATATAATGGCACTATCAACTTACGCAGAATTAAAAACATCCATAGCGAACTGGCTAAATCGTTCTGATTTAACTGATGAGATTTCTGATGATTTTATTAAATTAGTTGAATCAGAATATAATTCAAAATTAAGAATTAGAAAGATGCTTACTTCTGATACTTCTTTTACTATTGATTCTGAATTAGAAACTCTACCCACAGGATTTTTACAGGTCAGAGATTTTTATATTGTTTCTGGATCAGCAAAATATTCTTTAACCTACATGGCTCCAACACAAATGGATCAAATTAAAGGGGGAAG